TTACCCTCTCACCACGACATTGTAAAGCATCTCTAGGAACTGCACCGCGCTGGGTGCACCGGTCAGTGGGTAGCCAGCCAGTTGCTGAACGCCCTCGGGGTTCAGCGCCCAGGCTTTCTCTGCTGCACGCCGGACGGCACTTTGAATGGCGGACCACTTGCAGTGCCGCTGTTTTGAGATGGGGGTATAGATCTCCTTCTGTACGGCTTCCAGCCGGTCCTCCTGCTCACAGATCAGAGCCACGCAGTCACAGAGAACACGGTAATTCTTTGAGCTCCGGGTGATTCCCAGTGGCCGGAGGATTTGATCCAGCTGGGCAGGGGAGTCCGAAATTTTCACGTCGGGCATAGTTTACACATCCTTTCTATCCAACTTTAACCGGAAAATGTCAGAATGTGCCGGATAATGCGGAATGCGTCGGAATATGCCGAAATATGCCAAAAGAAAACAGCCCCGAGGAACCATCAGGCTCCCCGGGGCTGCTGCTATGTACTCTTACTTGATCTTCCCCTGCATCTGATCCAGCAACTCATCGGCGCGGATGGCCTCGGGAGTAAAGCTGTTATTCTCCCACCATGCCCAGATGGCGGCAGCGGTGGTCAGGCCAGCCGTCACCCACTGCTCTACGCTGGCGCTGTCGATGGGCAGCACCGGCTTGCCTGCTGCACTCAGCAGCTGATTGACGAGGGCCAGTGCCAGCACAACAGTGCGGGCGATGGTCGCGGCGGGGATGGCGGGGGTGTTGTTCCCAGTGATGTGTGCGTTCATATTGTCAGTTCCTTTCTTCAGTCGTGGATGGGTAAAGCGCAGGCTCTCTTGTACAATTCCGTACCGGTGCCGTTGCCGCCCATCACATGATAGGTCTTGTAGAGGTAATTCAGGTTGCGCAGGCCGTCGCGGGTGATGTACCCCAGCTCCATAAAACGGTAGCACTCGGTATAGATGCGGTCGTGCAGCAGGGCCAGCACCGCGTCCCACAGGGCCTTGATCTTGGGGATGGCGGCAAGGATCGCGCCGCCGATCAGAGCACAGAGCCACCCGGCCCAATACTCCGTGATAAACTGCCACATCGGTCTCACCCCTCCTCATCATCTTCCCACGCCTGCTGGATGCGCTGTCCGTTGTGACACACCGCATCCAGAACGGCATCTGCTTGGATATTGGATGCCAGCAGGGCCTTGTCCTGGGTACTCATGTTGTAGTACCCCGTGAACACCTCACCATCTGCCAGAGGCGCTGCTACGGTGATGCGGTCGATCTTGTGCTCTTCCAGTGTAGCTAGAACCTCTGAGAGCCAGGGTGCGTATGGTGCATCTGAAATCAGATAACTTGCCATCGGTCTCACCACCTGACCTGCCCCAGCCCGGCCCGCTGGATGATGGCGGCGTAGTCCTTATACGCATGGCTCAGGTCTACCGGGCCGCTCACGCCGTGGATTTTGCCGCTGCTTGTGTACTGCCACATGCCGTGGCGGCGGGTGGGGCGCTTGCCGCGGTAGTCCGCGATCCACAGATCGTAAGCAGCGAGGGCTGCCATGTCGAGGGCGGTATCCGCGAAATTGGTGTAGGTGTACACCATTGCATACAGCCCCCACGCTTCTAGTTGGGCAGCGGCTTCGGCCACGCGGGCGGACAGCTTTGCGGGGGCCATGGAGCGCAGGCGGGGGTCCTCCACATCGATGGCAAGGGGCAGCTGGAACGTTTTGCCCCGGAGAGCTGTTTTGAGGGCGGCCAGCTCCTCCTCCGTCTGCCGCTGCGTGACCGCACAGGTGTAGTAATAGCCGCCCACGGGCAGGCCCAGCCGGGCACACTCGGCGTAGTTGCGGGCGAAGGCCGGGTCAACGTAGGGCTTGCCGCCCTTGCTGCCCAGCACCCGCAGCATCACGCCGTCGATTTTGCCGCTGCGCTTCACCGCGTCCCAGTCGATGCTCCCCTGCCAGCGGGAGACATCCATAATTTCAGCCATAGCGTCCTCCTTACTGTGTGATTTCCTCAAAGCCGCTCTTGATAAGAATCGCCTTGACCTTCTCCTTCAGCAAGCGGGGGCAGCGCTCATACAGAGCCTTTGCCTCCTCCATAGTCTCAGCAGACATGATTTCCTGTGCCCATAACGTAGCCATCATAAATACTACCATCCTTTCGATTTTTTGTGTGATTTTACGCATAGACAGTCTCGCTCATCTCAAGCAGACACTGTTTCAGCATCTCGTTTTCCTTTTGCAAAGCAGCCAGTGTTTCAGGCAGCTGCGCCATCTGGGTCTGGGCGCTCTCCACCGTAGCAAGCCGCTCCTCCAGTGTAGGGGTCGGCTTCGGTGCATCGGCAGGGTCAGGCTGCGTGCCGGCCTCCACCACAACGTAAGCCTCCGGCTGGTCGTCCATGCTCCACAGAGCCTCGCCAACAGCAGCCGCTGCATTGTGGGCGTTGATGGCATCCACAACGGCAGAATAGGCATCACACGCTTCCTGCGTGATGACCGGCTTCAGGATTTTTGCTCCGGGTTTTATCTCCATTTGCGTTCACCTCACTTCCAGCGGCCATAGGCGATCCAGTTGACATACTCCCAACTTCCGGAAACATTGATGTACATAGATGTTGTTGTTTTGGAAGTAAAGCCAAGGTTTTTACCGTCCGGGTGCTGCGTTTGAAGCGACCCAATGCAAGAGTAATTTGCATTTGCAAAGGCAACAGGAAAAGACACTCTATCCATGTCCGTTCCCCAGCAGATCTGCGTTCCATCGGTATAGCGCACATAATAGGTTCCACTTGTATAGACCGCCGAAGCACCAGCCGGGCCTTGCGGGCCGGTTGCGCCTGTGGCACCTCTGGCTCCCGTTGCACCGGTAGGCCCTTGCGGCCCCTGTGGGCCGGTGGCTCCGGTGGCACCCTCGGGGCCCTGCGCACCGGTATCTCCTTTGTCGCCCTTTGCGCCTTTCAGGCTGGCGATCCAGGCAGATTCACTGCCGGTGTATCCAAGCTGAACAGCCAGCGCATAGGCCGACTGGCCATCAAAGGTTCCGGCTTCTTTGGCCTGCCTCACAGCATTGGTGGCCGCATTGGCCGCGTCGGTGCTGGCTTTCTCTGCCCGGTCGGCATCGGCCTTTGCCGCCCCCGCGCTGGCAGATGCTTCCCCGGCCTTGGTGACGGCGGTGGAAGCGCTCCCCGCAGCGGCGGTGGCCTGCTGGGTGGCGTTTTCTGCCGCGGTGGTGGCTGCCCCGGTGGAGTTGGCCACGTCGGTCAGGGCTGTGGTGCGGGCCCGTGCGATATCCTGCAAGGCGGCGATGTGCTCCGTTTTCGTGTCCTGCAGGGCCCGCTGGGCGGCGGTCTCACTGGTCTTGGCGTTCTTCTCGCTGGCGGCGGACTTGGTCTCGCTGCTCTTGGCTGCCTCCGCGCTGTCCTTGGCGGCAGCGGCACTGCTGGTAGCTTTCTCCTCCAGTGCGTTGATGCGCTCCCGGGCAGCGGCCAGCAGCTCGTCGGTGGGGATGCCGGTCACACCGTCTCGCACGATGCCGCAGAGTGCCTCGTCCAGCCGGGTGTCAGTGATCTGGCCCGTGGTGATGCTGGTGGAGCCTGCCGGGCGGGTGATCTCGGCAAGGCAGAGGTCGTAGATCAGCTCGGTGCGGGAGATGGCGGGGGCCGTAGGTGTGCTGGATGCCGTACCCTGCAGCACCTGCAGGCTGGCGGCTCTGGCACCGGCATCATAGCGCATGATGATGCGGTCGATGCGGGGGAGAGACGGGTCGGCCAGTGGCATGGTCAGGGTGTCGCTCTCCCGCTTGGTGATGGAGTAGCCGGTGAAACGGCTGGGGTGCACCCAGCCACGGCCCGCGCCCACGGTGACCGTCAGCCCGCCTGCGGCTGTCACCGGGAAGTCCTCAGCGGAGCTGAACACGCCCGAGGTGAGGCCTGCAAGGTAGGCCGCCACGTCTGCGGCATCGAAGTCGAACCCGTTGGCGGGGTATAAAACGATTTTGCTCAAAAGATCATCTCCTTACAGCTTGCGCCAGACCGGCGTACCCAGCCGCACGGTGCGGGTGGTGCTGTCGCTCTGGCTTTGGGTGATGACATCGGCCACCCGGACGGTGGCCTTGTAGCCCAGCTCCGGGATGGTGCAGAAGGCCACGTCACCAGGGGAGAGCCCCTCGGCATCGATGGTCAGCTCAATGGAGCCGGTGCGGAGCTGTTCCAGCAGCTTGTTGGTGCCCCGGGCCATGAGCCGCTCGAGGTAGGCTTGGCTTTTGGTGGTCTCGCCCTTTTCCTCGTCCGGCTGCACATCCCGGGCATCCACATAGAGCTCCCGCCGGTCGGCTCCGGTGACATCGGTCAGGCCCACGGTGACGGTGGCCCGGTTCTCGCCCTCGCCAGCGCCCTGCACCACAGCAACGTTGGCGTAGTCGCTGTCGCCAAAGGCCCACGCGGCCTGCTGCAGGTTGCCCCACTTGGTGGAAAAGCGGTTGTTGGGGTCGGCGGTGGGCCGGTAGACCTCGAACAGCAGCTTCTTGTCTGCGTTCTTGCCTGCCAGCCGCACCCGGAAGCCCAGGTCGCAGGCCGCGCCGATGGTCGTCAGGTAGTCCATGATGCTGCCGCCGGAGGTCTGGGCAGTGTAGGTGGTGTCGAAACCCACCAGCGTGCCCAGCTCCAGCTTGGGCCATGGTTGCATTGCACTGACCAGCCTGCGCATGGCGGCTTCCGCGTTTTCGTTCTTCACGATGGCGGTGCAGGCCCGTTTTGTGAAGATCCATGTCCCCGGGAAGCCGGTGACCACCAGATTGCTGTCGGTGTTCTCGTTGCTTCGGTGGCAGATGCGCATGGGCACGTCGCTGTCACTGCGGCGCAGCCAGCGGCCCTCCCGGAGCAGGGACAGGTTCTCCTCGGTGGGTCTGACTTCCAGCGTCATGCTTCCCTCGGTGTTGTAGGGCTCGTCCCAGTAAAGGCTCACCCACACCTCCACCCGGCCCAGCCGGGCGAGGGTCAGTTCATCCAAAACGTCCAGCGTCACGTTACCACCTCCGGCAGAATGCCCGAAACCATGGGATAGAAGCGCACCGTCACCTGCAGGCTGGTCTCGCCGCTGTCGGCGGTGGCCTTGAGCAGGTTGTCTCCCGGGGCCAGCTCCAGCAGGTCAGAATCTTCATCCAGCAAAGAAAAGATATTCTCTTCCGTGCCGTCCTCTGTCCGCTTGACTGCCAGCTTGTCGGTGGTGGTGCGGTAGATCTCGATGACCTGCCCCGGGGTCAGGGTGGTCAGGATGCGGATGCTCTGGCTGGTCAGGATGTTCAGCACGCACGGGTTGACCACAGCGCCGTCGCTCTTGAGGGTGGCCGTGAAGGGCACGCTCAGCGCCCCAGGGTTATAGGCATTCAGCCAGCCGATGGAGGTGCGCACGCCGAACCGATGGGGCTTGGAGTAATTCACCGGCAGCCTGAAGCTGGGCACAAAGCCGTTGATGCAGAAGCTCTGGGCGGTCAGGTCGTACCAGAAGGGTTTCGGGCAGAATAGCATGAAGTCCAGCACCGGGTAGGGGTGGATGCTCTTTGTGTAGGGGGTCTTGGAAAGCACGAAACGGCAGAAGTATTTATCCTCGAAGTACATGGTGCCGCTGGTGAAATAGGGCAGCTTTTCCAGCAGTAATTCCGCATCCGCATCGCCGTGGGAGCTGTGGCAGTGGATGATGAGCTCACGGCTCACCCCGGCCACGCTCTGGCGCTCCACGCTCACGCCCACCTGGTTCACGCCCTGCGCGGTCTGCACGTCCACGTCTACGCCATTGATGGGGTCGAGGGAGTAGGGCGTGCCGTAAGCCCACCCGATGTCGAGAGTGGCCCCGGCATCCGTGACCAGCTGCAAATGGTCTTTTCTGAATGGCATTGTGGAGCCCTCCTTTCATCGTTTCTGGGCCTTGGCCCGGTCGGCTTCCCAGCGTGCTTCCCGCTGGAGGTCTGCCGCCGTCTGGGCCTTGCTGTAAATGTTCTGGGTGATGGTGGTGTCACCCTCCCGGTGGTAGTTGTTAGCGGCTGCGGCCACCTGTGCCGTGCCGGAAGCGGCCACAGACCGGCTGATGGCCATGTTGTCAGACAGCACCAGCGTGTTGGCCTGCCGCACCATCTCGGCCAACTTGCTGTTTGCGGCCAGCAGGGCCTCGGTGTTGGCCTCCACCGCGTCGGTCAGGTCTTTGTCCGGGGTGGGGGCTGTCGGCGTGGTGGAGCCAGGTTTTGTGCCTGTGGTGGTCTTAGCGATGTCATCCAAACTGCGCTCCACCTTTGTCTGGACTCCGTCCACATAGGTGGTCACGGTCTTGTAGGAGCGCTCCACGCCGTCCACCAGTTTGGTACCTGCCTCGGTGACGGTCTTGGTCACCCGCTGGGTGATCTTGCCGGTCTCATCCTGCAGCTTCTCGGTGAGCACTTTGGTGGTCACGGTGCTGCCGTCTGCTCTGGTGTTTTTGCTGGTGTCGGTCATGCTCTCGATGACCTTCTGGGATTTGGTGGAAGTGCCGGAGCTGCTGGGGTTGTTGGCAGCTTCCTGCTGCTTTTTTCGCTCGGCCTGCCGGGCCTTGCGGTCAGCAGCGATCTTGTTGGCATAGTCCCAGGCCGGATTGCTGATGTAGTCTATGGTGCCGCCATAGAGCCACGCGACACTGTTATAGGACGCAATCAGGCCATTGATGAGGATGATGAAGCCCTCGATGCCCGCCGCCACGATGCGCATCAGGCCCTCGAAGATGTAGCTCATAAAGTCCTCAACGCCCGCCCAGACATTCTGGAAAGCGTTGGCCACATCCTTGTTTTTGCCGCTGAAGTTCAGTAGGGCACCCACCAGCATCCCGATGAGGGAGATGACAAAGAGGATGGGGTTTGCGTCCATGGCCACGTTCAGGGCGGTCTGCCCGGCTGTGGCGCTGGCTGCGGCGGGCACGAACTGCGCCACCAGCCCCATGGCCAGCTGAGAGAGGTTCCCGAACACGCCGCTCAAAGCGCTGCCCAGCTGGTTCAGGGCCCCCAGAGCGATGGAGTTGATCTGCGCCTGCTGTTCCTTGGTGCAGGCCTGCCAGAAGTAGCTGGCCGCCCACAGGCCCAGGCTCTCGAGGTCGCCATCCTTGAGGGCCGTTGCCAGCGTCTCGATGGCCCCCAGCGCATCCGTCTGGATGTCGGACTGGATCTGCGCCCAGCCCTCGGTGAGCTTGGTGCGGAACTGCTCCGTGATAGTGGCCCCTACGGTGGCAAAATCCGGGCCGTAGTTGTTGAGGGTTTGTGCAATGTTCTGGATGGCTTCCTGTGCTGCCGGAGCCCCGGTGTTGATGCCATTGACAAGGCCCTGCGTGACGTTCTCGCCGATCTCGGTGAACACCTTCGAGGGCGAGTGGATGCCCAGCACATTCTTGACGGTGCTCACCATGCCGCTGACTTTGCCCTTGACTGTGGACACCAGCGTGTCCCACATCCCAGTGATGCCGTTCAGCAGGCCGGTGACGATGTTCTCGCCGATGTGGCCCCACTCATCCATACTGCCGTCCCACACGCCGGTCAGTTTTGCGATGCAGGCAAGGGCGGCTTCGCCCAGGTTCTCAATGCTGCGGAGAATGCCGTCCACCAGTGTGGTCAGAAGAGCCGCGCCGCAGTTCAGCAGGTCTGGCAGGTGGGAGAGCAGCGCGGCAGAAAACTTGGCAATCAGCTCTGCTGCCGCTGTGATCAGCTGGGGCAGGTTGTCGGTGATGCCGATGATGAGCTGTTCCAGCAGCTGGATGCCTGCATCGAAGATCTCGTCCTGATGGTCAGCCAGATACTGCACCAGCTTGGTGATGACCTGCGTTGCTGCCGATGCCAGCCCGGGAATCTTCTGAACAACACCTGCGGTCAGATTTTCCAGAATGCCGCTGGCTGCGTCTAGCATGGCCGCCGGGCCGCCCTCATTCAGAGCGCTCGTCAGGGTATTCAGGCAGTCGGTGCCCCAGTTGGCGGCTTCCTTCAGGCCCGGCTCCATGGCCTCGAACAGGTCAATACTCAGGTTCTCTGCCGTTGTCTGGAGGCTTTCCATGCTGTGCTGGAAGGTGTCAGTCATGGTCTGGTAGGCGGTGTCGGTAGCTCCGGCGCTGTCCACCATCTGGCCCAGCACGCCATTGAATTTATCCGCGCCGCCGGACACCAGGGAAAGGGCACCCGTGCCAGCTTCCACGCTGGACCACAGACCGGCAAAGGCGGTGCCATCATCGCCCACGCTGTCATACAGCACTTGCAGCACATCGCCCAGGCTCTTGCCGTCAGCACTCAGCTGGGCAAAGCTCTTGCCGGTCTGCTGCTGTAAAATCTTGCCTACGGTCGAGCCGGTGTCTCCCAGCTCGTTCAGCATGGATTTTGTGTAAGTGGTCGCCTCGGCAGTGGCGATACCGTTGGCGGTCATCACGGCCAGACCACTGGACAGGTTTTCTACGCTGACGTTGTAAGCAGCAGCCAGCGGGATGACACGGCCCATGCTGGAAGAAAGTTCGTCTACGCTGGTCTTGCCAAGGTTCTGCGTGGTCAGCAGCACATCCGAAACGTGGGTCGCCTGGTCGGCGCTCAAGCCGTAGGCGTTCAGGGCAGTGGTCAGGATATCCACGGCGGAGGTCGTGGAGGTAAAACCGGCGGCTGCCAGCTTTGCCGCCTGCCCCGCAAAGGCCACAGCGTTGGCGGTGTCCTGCCCGGCGCTGATGGCCTGGTAGGTAGCCTCGGCAATATCCGTGGCCGCAATGCCCATGGTGTTGGACATGTCCGTGATCTGACTGCCCAGCTTCTGGATCGAAAGCTTGCCAAGATCGGCGATGGTCCCGACTTTGGCAAGCGATGTCTCGTAGATGGAGCCGTTCCGGATCGCGCTCTGGGCAAGATTCGTCAGCTGGCTGCTGGCCGTCTTTACCAGGTCTGCGATCAGCGTTCCGGCGGCGACGGTCATGCTGCTGACACCCTGCGTGAAGCCGCTGGTGTCCAACTTGGTGTTGCCGGTAACGCTAAAATCAAATGCCACTGTGTCCACCTCTCATTCGGAGCGCGGGCACAGGGGCACAGGCTGCTATAACTTGATTTCTACCTCCCGCTTACATGCGGGGTTTTTGCATTTTACCCACAGGCCGTGGGCGTAGGCCTCGGGAGCCGCCCACACTGGCAGCGCTCTGCCGCAGAAGGGGCAGGGCACCGGGGCGCGGGAATCAGCCGAAGCGGTCGAGGAAAGCGTCCTCGTGCTCTTGCAGGGTCTCGTTCCGCCTCACCCCCTTCAGTCCATCCGGCAGGGCGAAGCGCTCTTTCAGGGTCTCGTAGTAGTCCCTGTCGGCCCTGTCCATGCCGGAGGTGTCCTTGCCCCGGATCTCCACGATCTTGCCCAGCGGTGTTTCCGGCGGAAGGGCGTGCAGCAGTGCTTTGAAGCGCCACCAGTGCACCTTGTCGGCGGTCAGGTCGATGCCGTAGGCCTGCTGAAAGGCCCCCACGATGTAGTCGGCATCGCACCGGTAGTCCAGCACGGGCTCGTCCTGTGGGTCGCTGCTACTGCCAGTCCCGGTGCGCTCCTCGTCCTCGGGGCCGCCGCCCTGGCAGAAGCGCACCAGAGATTCAAAGGCTTCCTGGTACTGCACTCCGGGCACCGGCTCTACAAAGAACCGCTGAACGGCTTCACAAATCATCCGGGCGCTGTCTTCGTCAGTTTTGGCACGGCGGGTGCGGATCAGCAGCCAGATCATGGGCCGGAAGTCAGGGTCGATGGCGCGGCCCTCCCACTCGGTGGGCAGGGTGTCCGTCAGCAGGTCATGCATTGTCCAGTGCCTCAAGCTCTGCCTTCAGCTGGGCACGGCGGGCGGCTTTTGCCGCTTCCTGTGCCCGGAAATCCACCACGGCGGGATGTGCCTTGGCTGCGGCCCGGCGCTGCTCACGGTTCATGGGGGCAGGGATGGCCTGTGCTGCCGAAACCTGTGCCCGCTCCTCGGCGGGGTGGATCAGTGCGCTGACACTGGCCTTTTCTGCGGCCATGGCCTCGGCAAAGACCCTGCTGACCGTCAGGCAGGCGTTGAAGTTGCTGCCGTCCAGCCCCAGCTTCTCAGAAGCACCCTCGCCCAGAACCTCGTCCAGGTAGTCCATAAAGATGCGGCACTGGAAGCGCAGCCAGGCAGGGTAATCATTCTCGGGGGTGTAGCGGCGGCCCTCCGTCCGGGCACGTTCCTGCTGCCGGGTCTGCGCAGCCAGCATCCGATCCACGTCGTTGGCGTTCAGGGTGGAAAAATCAAATTCAATGCCGTTGATGATCATAGAAGTCCTCCTGTTACAAAAAGGGCCCCCGTTCACCGGGGAACGAGGGCGGTGTGGTGTTGTTATCAGACCTTGGCAGCCTTGGTGGACTGCGTGTCGGCCTGAGTCAGGGTCAGGTAGTTGAACTCAGCCGGAACGCCAACACCCTTCACGTCGCAGGCAAAACCTGCAGAGTTGCTGGCGGAGCCGCTGGCATCGGCAGTGACAATAAAGGCAGCTGCGCCCTTCTCGCCCTTGCCGGTCTTTGCGCTGAAGTAGATATAGGGGAACACCACCTCAGTGCCGGAGCCGAACTTGACCTTGTGGGAGAGCAGGAAATCCTGCGCGGGGTCGCCCACGCAGCGGTTGCCGTTCAGGGAGAAGGTGCGCTGGGTCTCGCCCTTCTCGGTAACAGTGCCTGCGCGGATATAGGCCACGTCCTCGGTGGAAGCATTCAGGGCACCGGAGTGCTCCTTGACACGCTCTGCAAACACGACCCAGTCGCTCTCCTTGGTCTGGGTGGAGGCATCGGTCTGGATCGCAAAGATGAAATCATCGGCCTTTTCGGTGCCGGTGTAGTCCGCGCTGGGCACGATGCCCTTCTTGGTCTTGAGCGCGGCCAGGGTTTCGGAAACAGTCATAGGATGGTCTCCTTTCAAAGTTTGGGTTGATAGTAGACGAGCCGGAGCTGCATCTGCATTTTGCAGCTTCCGGAGCCGTCGGTGACGATGTAGCCGGTGGAGGTGACTTCAATGCTCTGGGCTTCCTTGCCGTGCCCGCATTTGCTCAGATCAGGCAGGATGCCGCAGTCATTTTGTTCCATTACCCAGTCGGCCAGCTGTTCAAAGAAGCCGCTGTTCTCAATGGTGAGCACATCGGTCTCCCCGAACTCCCTTCGGGACAGGAAGAGGTAGTTCTTCGCCAGATCCCGCCCGGAGATGTAACTTTCCACAATGGGGTCGGTGGGGCTGTCCTCAATGGAAAAAGCGGTGGCTTCCTCTTCCAGCCCGGCAATGCGGAAGGCCGCACCGGTGGCATCCTGCTCCTCGGCGATGAGTGGACAGGTCTTGAGCCAGTCCCGCAGGGCCGTAATGGACGCTTTGTGCATTACGGCCCACCTCCCAGCTCTTTTTGGGCAGCGTTTTTGGCGAACTGGACCAGTTCGTCTTTGTGGTCAGCAATGGCCCGCTGGCCCCAGTAGGAGCCGCGCAGGTGGTTCTCCCCATGCAGACCCTGCCCCTGCGTGTGCAGGTAATACTGCCGCCGGGCATACGGGGTGTTATAGACCAGCTTGCCGCCTTTGAAGTCGGATGCCTGGTTGACGCTGTTCTTCAGCGTGCCGGTATCGAAGGGTACATAAGAATCCACAGCTTTGGCAACTTGCTGTGAGAACGCATACTGGACCTTCTGGAAGCCTTTGTCCATTTCGGCCTGAAAGCCGGGCCGGAACCTGAGCTTCAGGTCAATAACGGGTGCACTCATTTCCTCAGCTCCCCTCTACATGAAAATGCGGCAGCAGCGGTTCCCGGTTGTCGGAGACCGCCGCCACCGTGCAGCAGATGTGTGTTTTCTCGAGGGCAGCATACTCGGCCTCGGTCAGGCTGCGGACAGCGCCGCAGATGAGCTTGCCGCCCCGCTTGAGCGTCCAGTGTGCCGCCTTTTCCCCGGGCGGGAGCTTTGCCCACTGGAAATAGGGCAGATACCCGGCGGCAGGGGGCAGCCGGATGTGCACCGTCCGCTGGGGATCGCCGCCGGAGGTGTCCAGCTTCTCCCGCCAGCTGCAACCGGGGATGACGTGGCAGACAGGCCGGTCAGTCTCGGTGGCGGTGTCGTGGATGAGGTTCACCACAGTTACGCTGCACTGCATCAGAAACACCCCCGATACAGCAGGCCGTGGGGGTCGCTGCCCAGTGCGTTGGAGAGGATGCCCTGCGCTTCCGCTGCAAGCCGCTCGGAAAGCGCCCCGCTGGTGAAGGTGACAGAGTAGCCATCGTTGGACACGCTGGAAGCTCCGGGCACGGCACAGGCGCTTTGTGCGGCGCTCATGGCATCGACGATCTGGACGCAGGCATCGGCCAGCAGGGCGGCGCACCCGGCACAGGCCCTGGCGTGGGGCTCTGCCCGGCCAAAGGTGTGCCGGTCGATGAGCCGGGAAGCCCGGGCGCACAGCGTATCAAAGGCGGCCTCGTCCAGCGTGCCGCCTGCTGTCTGGTACTGTTCGTAGGTGCAGTAAAGCATGGCGGCCTCCTTATGCTGCGACCTTCTTCTTAACAAGAATGGTCTGGCCCTTGGTGACCTTGTAGGCGTAGACCTTGCGGCCCTGCACGGCAGATGCGCCGATGAAATCGCCAGAGCCGGAGAGATCCTGCAGGTGGACGGGAACGGCCCACTCATCGATGACGGCGAACCAGTTGGGATGACCGGCCACATACTCCACGTTCTCGCCCAGGGTGGAATCCTCGAACACGGTGTAGCCTGCGATCTTGCCCACAGCGCCGGTCTGGACAACTGCATCGCCCAGGTCGGAAGCCTTGATGAACTCGGGGCTCTTCAGGAGCAGGCCGTAGGTGTCCGGGGAGACCAGCAGCCAGCGGCCTGCGGTGGGCACGCCGATGGAGGACTGCTGAGTGCGTGCATCCACGATGTTGGCGTAGATGGTCTTTTCGGTCAGGGCAGTGGTATTGCCGAAGGCAGTGCCTGCGGTGGTCAGCTCCACGGAGCCGTCAGAATCCATCTGCAGGCCCAGAGAGTAACCGGCGCTGTCCAGGCGGTCAGCCACCAGATTACCGGGAACGCTCTCTGCATCGAAACCATCGATGATCTCATTCACGGCCTTGTCGTGGTCGATGTTGACGGTGAGGTAGGTGGTGTCACCGCTGGTCTGCTTTGCACCCTTGGCCTTGTCGTAGTCGTTCACCACAACCTCGGTGTCACGGACGGGAACCTTGACGGAACCTGCCTTGGGGCTGCCCTCGTAGCGGTTGTTGCAGATCACGCCGACTTTCTTCACCAGCGTCTTGCGCAGCTTGAGGTCGACCAGATTGGAATAGCGGACCTGTGCTTCATGTGCCATAAGAATATCCTTTCTCTCATTCAATGTTGATATCGGGGTTCATCGCCTTGAAGGCAGCGGTCACGGGGTCAATGTCACCGGCGGGCGGGGTGCCGTGCTCTTTGCCGCTGGAAACGTGAACGGAACCAGCGCCGCCCTCTTCCGCCTCGCCAAAGGCCCAGGGGTTCGCCTTGGCGGCTTCTTCCAGAGCCTTGGAGATATCGGTGGAACGGTCCTTGGAGCCCTTGAGGGCATCCAGATCCAGCAGTGCCCGGACCGCCTTGACGCTGCGGCCCTTGGCTCCCAGAATGGCGGTGTTCAGGGCATTGTCAAAGGCAAAGCCCTCAGCCTGAGCCTGCATATCGCCCTTGAGCTTTGCCAGTTCGGCCTCGTACTCCTCGGGCTTCTTCTTGCCGTCAAAGGCGGCAAGGCCGTCCTGGGCGGTCTTGAGCTGAGCCTGGGTGTTTTCCAGCTGGGTCTTGTACTGTTCGGCGGCAGTCTTTTCCCGGTTGACATCGTTGCCGTTCTCGGCCATGATCCAGTTCAGCTGCTCCTCGGTAATGCCGGGGATCTTGTTCTTCACGTCTTCACGCTTCATGGTGGAAAAACTCCTTTCTGTTGGTGAAACCACGGTTTGGTGACACGGTTCTCCGTCCGTGTTTGGCTGTGGGCAGGGTACGCACTGCCCTCTGCGATGGCACCGTCTGGAGGCATCGAACCTCCCGCTTCCGGTTTTGGAGACCGGCGCTCTTCCAGAATGAGCTAAGACGGCATGAAAAAAGCGCCCCTGCCCGGCTGGGCAAAGACGCTTGCGGTATTAGGTTTGGTCAGTCCCAGTCGGCATAACGGGGACAATTAAGGCAGGTTTTATGGGCTTCTGCCCAATTGCAAGGTGGCTTATCGTCACCCTTCAGGCAAAGAGTATCATCGCCAATATTGGAGACCTCAAAGCACAAACCGCAGTCGATTTTGCGGTTATAGATAGGGCAAAACCATTCTTCCGGCTTTGCTGTATCGTTAGTGCGGAATACCATGCTTCTTAACCACCTCCATCAATTTTTGACCGCCCTCATCCAGCGGCCCGATACTGGAAACATTGCCATTCTGCCCAATGGCAACAAAACCATACTCGGAATAGTAACAGGTCTGTGTTCCGTTACGCTGGGACATTGCGACTTTGGAAGAGCGGATAATGCGTTCGGCATCCATCGGCCCCATGCCACGTTCTGCCCAGCGCTGCAGAACGTGTTCGCTCGCAAAGTTGATTTCATTGGGTGCAGGCGGCGATTCAATCAACTTGCCTTTCGCCTTTATTGTACCAGCTTCACGCATCTGTTGCAATTCCACATTTGCAGAATCAAAACGTTCCTGCTTTCGGGCTGTATAACTGGCCTTGCCCGCCTCGCTCCTGCCAAAGCCTGCCACGCTGGTGCGGGCGCTGTCCGCCCTGCCGCCGGTGGCGCTGATAAAGTCAGACAGCTCCTGACGGGCCTGCCGGAGCTTTACCGCGCTGGCGGTGGTATCGGCCCCGGCGGCATCCTCAGCCAGATACCGGCGCTTGTACTTGCGCACGGTGCGCTCCCGGGCCCGCTGCATCTGGCTGATCTCGTATCGGGTGTACTTGCCGCCGTTGTACTCGATGTCCCGGGCGTTCAGGGCTTCCAGGTCTGCCTGTGTCCAGGCAGGCGGTGCACCCAGCTCAGGGAAGATGGCAAAGAAGGTGTGACGGCAGTTCCAGCCGCAAAGCCCTGCGCCGGTGCCGTAGCCGGTGGCGGCCTCGAAGTCCGGGTAATGCTTGCCCATGTAGTCCACAGCGCCGCCCCGGTGGAACTGCCTGCCCTGCCACTCAGCGTGGGAAGGGCGGGCCCCGCCGTGGGCCGTGGTCTCGAAGAACTGAACCCCCATCTCGTCGGCCCGGGCCACCTGCAGCTTTGCACCGGTCTGATTCACACCAGTCAGCACCGCCCGGCGGGCGGCAACTTCCAGCGTGTCGGTGTGGCCGGTGGGGTAGGTGACGTACTTCATGGTGTCGGCCAGACTGTCCACCGCGCTCTTGACGGCGCTCTTGTAGTCGAACGCACCGCTGCTTACCTTGAGATGGGTGCGGTCGAGGGCGGCTTCAAACTGGCCGCTGACGGTGTTGGCCGTGGTGGCAGTCAAGTTGTGGAAGGTCCCCGCCGTCTGCTGGTAACCCGCATTGAGTAGGGCCTGCAGGGTGGCATTGTCGGCAAAAGGCGTGGGCTCCTTGCCGTAGTGGTAGTAGATCTCGTCCTCAGCCTCCATGGCCCGGGTGACCGCTTCCTGCATGAGCCGCCGGATCTCGGCTTCGCTCTTGCCGGTGTAGCGGGCCAGCTTCTTTACCACGTCCTGCCGGAGGGCTTCGGTCTGTTCATACCGCCACAGTTGCCAGTTGGCCGTGGGGGTCATGGTGTCCATTTTGGAGATGCGCCGGGCCACGTCCCGCAGGATATCGTCCTCGACCTGCTGCCAGAGCAGCACCAGCCGGTCGGGTGCGTGGTCGAGATAGTCCGGGGCCAGCATCAGCCGCCCCCGCCGAAGCTCAACTCAGGCTGTTTGTTTTCGTCAGCAGCTTCCTGCGCCAGTTTGCGGGCATCCTCTTCACTGACCCCGTACCGGGCAGACAGATACTTGTACCGGGGCAAAAGGCCGCTCAGGGCATCGTCCCGCATCTGGCTCATCCGGGTCTCGGCATCGGTGACATAGCTGTCGTCCCAGTCCACAGAGATGGGCGTTTCGGGGTCCACCGCCGCTCCCTGCAGGTTCTTTGCCGCCCACAGGATGGCCCGCACGATGCCCACCAGCGCCCCCTCGATAGGGATCTGGTTCTTATTGGCGCTGGCCACCAGATCCTGACGGCTGCCGTTGTACTCGGTGGCCGTGGTGACATTGCCCAGCTCGAAGTTGTACCGATGACAGCCCAGGCCGCACTTGAAGCTGAACAAGTTCAGCATATCCTGCACAGCCTTGTGGTTCTGTTCCACCCGCAGGTCAGGGTTGTATTCGTGGTATTCGCTGGACTGGTCGAGGCTCCCTTCCTTTTGGGGAAGGGTGACGAACTGGCTCTGCACATCGTCATCGGGCGGAATAGAGTGCTCCACGCCCTCTTGGTCCACCACCTTGCGGCAGATGTCCGCAGAGTAGAAGATCTTCTTGTGGCCCAGCCGGATGTCCTCCCGGTAGTTGTCAAAGGCAAGGTCGATGCCCTGGGCCTCGGCCAACGCTTCGGCAAAGACGCTCATGCCCAGCCCTGTGCCGCCGTCAAGGTTCTTGACTGCTGCCGGGCTGAACAGGGCAAACCAGGGCGGGGAACCCTCCACCGTGATGCTTTCTGCCGTGCCCGGCGGGGCCTGCAGCGCTTCAAACACCGGAGCACCCGAAACTCCATCCGTTACCCGGAACCACTCGTTGCGGATGGTGCGCCGGGTCTCATTGCCGGTGTGGGTCTGCAGATAGACCGCGGGCTTGCCCTCCATCATGCACTCGGAGACAAAGGCTGCTTCGGTCACGATGCCCCGCTCCACCCGCAGGGGCAGGATGCAGGAAGCCGGGTCATAGTCCAGCTTCAGGCGGGTATCCGGGCCGGGGACAGCTTTCCCTTTCACGACAGTCAGGTTTTCGGCACTCAGTACAAAGGCACCGGTGCCGGACCAGTAGGCCTGTTCCACCAGAGCGTTGGCATTGCGCCAGAAGTGCAGCTCCCGGAGCAGGCCGCCCACCTGCTGCTCATCATCGCCCAGCAGATACCGGGCGGTGGCAGCGTCCTTGATCTGGAAGGTGGTGCGGTCGTTCAGAAGCAGGTTTGCCCAGTCCTCGCAGACCCGTTTCGGCATCCGCAGGGAGGCAATGGGGCGCTTCTTGGTGCCGTTTGCGTATTCAGCGGCACGGGTGTGCACCTTGGGCACGCTGCCCTGCCACCACTGCCGCCAGGTCTCGATGTGGCCGTAGTAGTCGGCATCGATGGCCCACCCGCGCGTCTTGTTCAGGTAGTTCAGAAATGCGGTGATGTTCATGTGTTGGTCAACCTCTTGAAATCGCGCTCGATGGTGTACTCGTAAGCGTCCAATGTGTCGATATCGGTGCTGCCGTCATCCAGCCGCTCGTCCACGCCGGGGTGCTTTCCGCTGTACAGGGCCGTGGCAAGGGCATCCCGGAGGGTGGCAGCTTCCGGCAGCAGCCAGAACCGCCCGCCGCCCATCAGGATGCAGGTCAGGCGGATGCGGTCATTGATGCGGATCTTGGCACTGTTCTCCACCCGGTCGGCCAGCCAGTTGAGCTTGCAGCGCCGGAGCCGGGCCCGGATGTGATTGATGAGGGTCTGCTCCGCACTGTCGCAGAAGATGAACTGGATCTCGCCCCAGCGGGCAAAGACAGCCATGCAGAACTCCAGCAGTCGGTCGGCCAGAAAGTCGGCATCCTGCGCCACAGGGTCGATGCGCTGGGAAGCCAGCCCCACCACGCCGGAATAACCCGGCAGGATGGCCGTTGCCACAAAGGCGTGTTTGGAGCCGTTGCCGCCAAAGTCCACCCCGATGCGTACCCGCCACGGGTGCAGCGGCTTGCCCACAGGCCAGAAAAAGCGCCCATCTCCGGCGGCAAGGCTGTCGGCCAGCAGGCGGTAGATCACGCCGTTGGCGGCCATCCACTGCCCCAAGATAAAGCGGTTATAGTAGACCGTGCCGGTGTATTCTTTTTTCAGATCGGCCACGAACTGGGCCGGAAGTGTAGGGTTATCGTCGATGGTATACGCCTGACAGTAGATGTCAGCGTCACTGTCCAGAAACTTCTTGAACCAGTGAGTGGGGCTTTCCGGGTTGCAGGTGCCGTCAAAATGGGAGTGGGGGCAGGAAAGGCGGCTTTTCAACATCTGGAACACGCCTTCGTCCCAGGTGGTGATCTCGTCACCGTAGACGTACTCAAAGGCAGCGCCTTGGATGCGGGCGATGTGTTTCTTGTTGTCAGCGCCGAGGACATAGACCTTCTTGCCGAACAGCTGTACCACGTTGCCTGCTGCCGAGGTGCGGATCACACCTACAAGGTCGGGGCCCCAGAGCTCCCGCATCAGGGACAGCACATTGCGCTCCAGTGTGCCCAGGGTGTTGCCCATGAGCACCAGCAGGCCCTCGCCTCGAGCCGCGCAGATCCGCTTCGGGATGGTCACGGCGCAGTCCAGGTAGGTCTTGCCACTTCGGGTGGCCCCTGTCTTGACGTTCCACCGGTGGGAACAGTTGCGCAGGTACTCCTCCTGAAACTCAGTCAATGGCACTGTCCACACCTCCCAGCAGCTCCTTGGCCTTTGCCAGAGCATCCGCGCCTGGATCTTCCTGTGCGGTCTCCTCACCCAGCATTTTTAGCAGGACATTGGCTGCCCTGGCATCGCCCTGCTTGGCAGCGGTTGCAATGCCCATGACCACGCTCATCTGGTTGTCCACGTCCTCCGGGTCAATCTGGTCCCGCAGCATGGCGTTTACCCGGCGGCGGTCGGTCTCCGGCAGGCTCAGGTAGTAGTCAGCCGCCTGACGCATGGACCGTTTACGGCGGCGGGCCGCACCGGATGCAATACCGCCCTTCTGGGCAATCTCTCTCTGTTCGCTCTCCGTTCGTTCATTGAACGGAATGAGATTCTTTTCATTCGACACGTCACCACCTCTCTCGTCGTCAGGGTACAAAAAAGCCGCCCCGGGACAGCCCGGAACGGCAAGTGTGATCTTTGAAAGCAGCCCGCAAAGCACAAGAAGGAGAAAAATGCTGTTAAGCGGCAAAAGGTCCAAAAGGAGCAATTCATTATGGAGGTACTCAGGAGGCAGCTTTGAAGCGGCGCACCGCTTTGCGCGGTTCCGCTTGTACCCAGAATATCACAAATGGGGTGTTTTGCACATGGATGCAGGATGGATATGATGTGGAATCATTCCAGTGTATCCCAGAGCAGAGCCAGCCGCTCACAGCCCCGGCGGATGATCTTTGAGACCTCGGAATTTTCGCACAGCCCCAGAGCTTCCACGATGGCGGGCTGGTGCTTGTTCTCGATGTAAAACATCCGGATGCAGTCACCCTGCCGGACGGTCTCGGGGTCTACGGCCCCGGTGTAGGCCCTGCAGGTGGCATTCATCCTCAGCAGTGCAAGGCGCTGCTCCATCTGCTTCAGCTCCCGTTCCTCTGCATCCAGCCGGGCAACGGCATCTCCGACCTTATCACCGGAACTTCCGCCCGTGGGCATTCCGTTCAGGCTCTGGGTGCATTTCTCGGCAGCATCCCGGATGCGTTGGATCTTCTGCTTCTGGGCCTTCACGGCGGCAGCGCCGTCCCGGCACTGCTGGAACCATGCCTTGACCGTTTTGTAATCCGTCATCCCCACACCTCCACACGCACGAACACACCGCAGGGGTCCGACCAGAACTTCTCCACGATCTCGCTGCACACCTGAGCATCATCGTGCCAGAAGTGCAGGCGGGTCATCTCGTCCTTGAGGGCCTTTTCCAGATTGTCAGTGTCAGGTTTGGAGGTGCGCCAGCTGCCGTCCGGGCGGCCCTCGGGGGCAAAGCACCACTTGACCACCAGCCGCACTGGCTTCCCGGCGGGCACGGGCTGATTCGGCGCATGGGGTGCCAGGTAGGCATGGAGCTTGGCCCGGGCGGCTTTCAGTTCGGCGCTGTCGTGGAGCACGGCACAGGGCTTGCCGCCCTTCATGTAGGCGTGCAGCTCCTTGGCGTTGTGGGTGGTGGTGGGCGGCTTCATGGGCAGGAAAAATTGAGCAATGGGCAAAAATTGCACGTTCGTTTCACCTCGTTCTTTCTTTTTGTTCGGCCAACGTGATGGGGAGGGTTCCCCGGAGGGATGGGGGCTGCGTTCGCCCCATCCTCTGGGAGACCCCATCACACATGCTGCAGTTATAGCTATTATATATAGGCTATTTTGCACTGCAAAATTTGCAGTCATAGCGGCTATAACTGCAAAATTGCAGTTTTTGCTGTCGTGCAAAATAGCGGCTATAACTGCATTTTTATAACAGATTGTAATTTGAAAATATACAACTCGTTTAACCTGCGCTGCCGGGTTCCTTGCGTCCGACTTTTTCGCCGTCGATCCAGAACCGCCCGTCATCCTTCAGGCGGGTCTTGACGGTGCGGGGCTTCAGATCCATGTACTCGGCCAGACTGTAAACAGTCACTTCGCCATCCATCATGCAGGCTTCAAAGGCAGTGTCCAGCTCGGCCTTTTTGTCCTTGCTGACTTTGTCCTTATTGCCCCAGCGCTTGGATGCGCCCCGGGTACCCAGTGACTTGTAATCGCTGTCCGGCTGCAGATCCTCCAGCAGGCCGGTGTCCGGCTTGTGGACGGGGTAGTCGAACCAGAGGTTCACAGGGTCGAAGCGTGCAAACTCGCGTAGGGTGCCCTCAATGCGCCAGGCGGTCATGCTGTCGGCTTTTTTCTGGGCGGCTGCGATCTGGGCATCGATGGCCCGCAAGTCGGCCATGCCAAGGTGTTCTTTGGCAATGGCCAGCATCCGGCTTTTGCTCAGGGCATCGTCCGGGCCGTAGGCATCGGCATGGCCGCGCTTGTCCAGCATGGCCTTGAGCACCCGGCAGGCGGCCTTGTTGTGGAGCTGTTCCAAGATGGCATCGGTGGGGGTGAGCTCTGTCATATCCAGCATGGCATCCGGGTCGCGGGCAAACACGCCGGAGCCGCTGGCGCGGTCCATGCTGCGCTTGCCGCCCTGGGCACCCTTGGAGTGGTGGTGGCAGTAGATCACGGCACAGTCCAGCGCACGGCAGACAAGGTCGAACTGGTTGCAGAACTTTGCCATCTGATCGGCGCTGTTCTCGTCACCGGTGATGACCTTGTAGATGGGGTCGAGGATGACGGCGGTGTAGCCTTTCTTACCCGCCCGGCGGATGAGCTTGGGGGCCAGCTTGTCCATGGGGACGGAAGCACCGCGCAGGTTCCAGATGTCAATGTTCCGCAGGTTCTGCGGGGGCAGGCCGAGGGCAGTATACACATCCTTGAAGCGGTGCAGGCAGGAGGCCCGGTCCAGCTCGAGGTTGATGTACAGCACCTTGCCCTGGGCACAGGAAAAGCGGCCCAGCCAGGGCGTGCCCTCGGCAATGGCGATGCACAGCTCAATGAGGGCGAAGCTCTTGCCCGCCTTGCTTGGGCCTGCCAGCAGCATCTTGTGACCCTTGCGCAGCACCCCGGTGATGAGGGCATCGGCCAGCGGCGGCAGGTCGTTCCAGTCGTCAGCCAGACTTTCGGTTTCAGGCAGCTCATCGGTCTCAGCTTCCAGCCAGTCCCGCCACTCGTCCCAGCAACTTTTGCCGATGTTGGTCTCCAGCAGGGTCTGCCGCTGACTGCCGCGCAGGATGCCGGGCATCCGGGAAAGGCGGCTAGGGTTGCGGTTCTGCTGGTCGAGGGTCAGACCATTCTTCTGGCAGGCGGCATAGAGGTAATCCACCCGCTTGCGGTATTCGGTGTAATCCGGGGCATCCACCTTGACGATGGCGTGGACGCTCTTGCCGCCGGAGTAGACCAGGGCGGCACAGGGCAGCTCCAGCTGCTTGATGATGGCCTGCTGTCTGCCCAGATCCATGTTGTCGCATTCCACCAGAGCGTAGCGGTAGGCGGTGATATTGGCATCCTTACGGCCCGTTCCGTCCACCGGGTTGAAGCAGATCCACGCGCCCACCTCGGGGTCGCAGTCGCCCACCACCTTGCCGATGTCCCCGCCGCAGGTGTCCAGCTCTGCGATGAGCTGGCCTGCGGTGCGGTCCCAGCAGCCTCTGGTGGGGCGGCGGCGGTCGTCGGCCATGAAGCTCTCGGTCACATAGGCCACGTGCTCGTCCTGCTCAAAAAGGGCCTGCAGGTAGCGCCTGAGCTGGTCAACTGGGTCCCACTGCTCAGGCAGAGCCAGGTCATGGGATTCTACCCACCGGGGGTCCACCAGCTGCCCCTCCGTTCTGGAGGAGCCGGTGGTGAGCTCGTCGCCCCAGTCCAGCGCGTGGCCCGCGGGGCCGCTCCATCCGTGGCTGTAGGCCAGCTGGAAAATGCTGCTCTCGGTGACAGGCTTTGTGCTGCCGTGAAAGCTCTCCCACTTCCGGGCACACTCCCCCTTGTGGTAGCGGCCCCCGTCCCGGGCGCTCCATGCTTCCCAGACGGTGACGGGCAGGCCCGCTTCCTTGAGGCCCATGCCCACCATCGTCCACTCCTCATAAGTCAGGGAGGCCGGGGAAATGAAGTCCAATGCTTCTTTGAGTTCAATCTCATCATTCATCTGCGTTACCATACATCCCATGCGGGTGTTTCAGGCGGGGCGGGCGGCGTATAGGTGCTTGGGGTAACACCCTTGGGCACACCCCGCCAGCCCTGGGCCGCAATGCGGTCGATCATGTGTTTGGCCTGCTCAAAACTCCATGTGCCCACATGCTGGAAGCCGTATTTTTCCAGACAGCGGATCTGTTTTGGTGTGGTGAGGCCTTCGTCCCGGCGTTTGTGCAGCCGGTCCAGCAAAAGGCTGGCCTTGCCCGCCGACTCCACTGCATCCGGCAGAATGCCCAGCTTTTCGAGGGCGGAGGTCTGCTGTTCGGTGGGCGGCCCGGCTTCCCAGCCAAAGGCCGGCACATAGCCGGACAGGTCCTCGGCCTGAATGCTCATTTCGTATTGGAGCGGGTCCACCAGCTTTGCCTTTTTGCGGCGCTGTTCGGCCAGCTGTTTTGCAAGGGCCTCTTCCCGCTGGGCCACCACGTCCTCGCAGGCCTGGGCGGCGGCTTCCTCGATGTCCTCGGGCGCACCGGTCTCTGCCAGATTTTCGGTCATCTGCCGGGCCACGGCCCTGTCCTCGCACACAAGGTCTGCCGGGCGGCAGAGCTCGTGCTTGTCGGTCATCCACAAGAAGTCGAGGAGCAGCAGATCGGTCTTGCCCTCGGCCAGACGTGTGCCGCGCCCCACCATCTGGCTGTACAGGCTGCGGACTTTGGTGGGCCGCAGCACCACAACGCAGTCCACGCTGGGGCAGTCCCAGCCCTCGGTGAGTAGCATGGAATTGCAGAGCACGTTGTACTTCCCGGCATCGAAGTCGGCCAGCACTTCCTTGCGGTCGGCGCTCTGGCCGTTGACCTCGGCGGCCTGGAACCCCTTGGCGTTGAGCAGGTCCCGGAATTTCTGGCTGGTTTTGATGAGGGGCAGGAACACCACCGTCTTACGGCCCCTGCACCGCTGCACCATCTCAGCGGCGATCTGCTCCAGATACGGGTCCAGCGCCGTGCCTAGTTCCCCCACGGCGTAGTCGCCGCCGCTGAGGGCCACACCGGAGATGTCCAGCTGCAGGGGAATGGTCTGGGCCATGATCTTGCACAGATAGCCCTCTTTGATGGCATCAGTCAGCTTGTACTCATAGGCCAGGCTGTCGAACACCTCGCCCAGGTTCCGCATGTCGCCGCGGTCAGGGGTGGCGGTCACACCCAGCACCTTTGCACCCTCGAAGTAGTCCAGGATGCGGCGGTAGCCGTCGGTGATGGCGTGGTGGGCCTCGTCAATGATGATGGTTCCGAAGTAGTCCCGGGGAAAGCGTTCCAGCCGGGCGGGGCGCTGCAGGGTCTGCACGCTGCCCACCACTACCCGGAACCAGCTGTTCAGGCAGGTGGATTCTGCCTTTTCCACGGCGCTGACAAGGCCGGTGGAACGCTGGAGCTTGTCTGCTGCCTGTTCCAGCAGCTCGCCCCGGTGGGCCAGGATGAGCACCCGGTCCCCGGCACGCACCTGATCGGCGGCAACGGAGGCGAACACGATGGTTTTGCCGGTGCCGGTGGGCAGCACCAGCAGCGTGCGCAGACGGCCCTGCTCCCACTGGGCGTGGATGCTGTCCCGGGCGGCCTGCTGATAGGGACGCAGGGATTGGATGTTCGCCATCAGAATGCCCCCTGTGTCCAGCCCTGAGCGGGTGCGGCCTTGGGTTCCGGCGGCGGCAGGAAGCGAGTGACCTCGTTGCTCTGGCCGGTCTTACCTGCGTTGGGGCCGCTCTGCTTGGTGTACTCCCGGATGCCCAGACGGCACCAGCCCCGGGCACCCACCACCTCGTTCCAGCGGGGGCGGAAGGTCTCACCGCGCTTGCACTGGCCGATGCTCTCAAAGAAAGCACCCAGCAGGCCCTGGGTCTTGGTGTGGAGGTAGAGCCGGTCAGTGACGGTGGTGTCACCCTTGGCCCCGCCGAAGATCTTCAGGGTCAGCTTTGCCATGGAGCAGGGCGGCAGCTTGGCGCTGCCCTCAAAGCGGGCTCGTTCCATGCCGATGACCTCAAAGGCATAATCGCCCTCGGGCAGGAGCACAAACTCCTGCTGCTCGTTGGTAAATTCGTCGTCCCAGCTCAGGGCGCGGTCGGCGGTGTTGTTCATATCAGCCATAGTAATTCTCCTTTATGATACTTTGATTCTTGGCTCCCCCTTCGGGGGAGCTCCGGGGCTGCGCCGCCGCCAGGCGGACGGGGCCGGTGAGAGGGGAACG